AAGTTCCTGAATTATATGATGCTTGGGGAACTGATGAATTTGATGCACTGTATGAAAAAGCAGAAAGAAAACACGTTAAGAAAAAGAAAGTTAGTTGTCAGCAATTATTTTTTGACATATTAAAAGAGAGAGCAGAAACAGGTCGTATTTACATTATGAATATCGACCACTGTAATACTCATTCTAGTTTTAAAGATAGAGTTTATATGTCTAACTTGTGTCAAGAGATTACGTTACCTACAGACCCAATACAACACATAGATGGTGAGGGTGAGATAGCATTATGTATATTAAGTGCTATAAATGTAGGTGCAATGAAATCACTTGATGAACTAGAAGATTTATGTGATTTAGCAGTAAGAGGTTTAGATGAAATAATAGACCACCAGAAGTATCCAGTGAGGGCGGCAGAAATATCTACTAAAGCAAGAAGAAGTTTAGGTATAGGTTATATTGGTCTTGCTCATTATCTTGCAAAGCACAAAGTTACTTATGATAATCCAGATGCGTGGAAATTAGTAGATGAACTTACTGAGGCATTTCAGTTTCATTTATTATGGGCAAGTTGTAATCTTGCTAAAGAAAAAGGTAAGTGTGAATACTTTGATAGAACAAAATATGCAGATGGTATTTTACCCATAGATACATATAAAAAAGATGTAGATGAATTGACAGACAGAAAATTAAGTTTACCTTGGGATAAATTAAGAGATGATATTAAGAGCAATGGTTTAAGACATAGCACGTTGTCAGCACAGATGCCATCTGAATCATCTAGTGTTGTCAGTAATGCAACGAATGGTATTGAACCACCTAGAGATTATTTAAGTGTAAAGAAATCTAAGAAAGGTCCACTAAAACAAGTCGTACCTGATTATTATAAACTTAAAAATCATTACACATTGTTATGGGATATGAAAAATATGAATGGATATATAAATATAGTTTCTGTTATGCAAAAATATTTTGACCAAGCAATTAGTGGTAACTGGTCATACAATCCAGAACACTTTGAAGACGGTCAAGTACCAGTGTCAGTTATGGCACAAGATTTACTAACGACATATAAATTAGGGTGGAAGACTTCATATTATCAAAACACATACGATAGTAAAAAAGATGAAGATGAACCAGCACACCCTATAGGTTTTAAAGATGAAGTACCTGAAACAAAGATAGAAGACGAAGAATGCGAAAGTTGTACAATTTAAGGAGAGAGAATGGCACATTTAGCAATTAACACACCGCACGAAGAAGTTTGGGTAAAGAAAGAATATCTTTATGATTTAAAAAAAGGTCATGGAGAATTGACTGAGGGGATATGGGTAACTGCAAAATCAATAATGGGTAGAGCATTATACTTTGAAACTTTTTTACCAGAGTATGGTGCGTTGTTTGATAAATTACCTATATCAGCATTTGTATGGAAAAAAGATTATGAGGGTAATATGCCCTTAACAGAATTACAATTGTGGGATTGTTTTAGTTATGATATCACAATCATACAAAAAGTATTATTAGGTGGTAGTATGTGTAAATATATGTCACCTGAAAAGAAATGGTACAAAGGTCATTATTGGTGGACTATAGATAGTTGTGCCTCGTCTGCTATGGAAAGAGATGTATCGTTTTCAGAAACACCTAGTCAACACAAATCATTTAATATAATAGCACTTGAGAATGGTCATATCGCCGCACAACCAAACAATAGAGTTATATTTTATGATAAATCTTTATCACCTAGTAAGTTAAAGTTTCCTGATTTCAAAGTTTCTACCATAGAATATGAAGTAGAAGGTACACATAAATGGACTGCTGGTGATACAGATGAATGGCACTATGAACTAAAGGATTTAAAAAATGAGTAAGAGTGTGTTTAATAAAAATAAAGGTTTAGATGCGACTAAACAACCAATGTTCTTTGGTGAAGATTTAGCAGTGCAAAGATACGATACTTTTAAATATCCTGTGTTTGATAAATTAAATCAAACACAATTAGGATATTTTTGGAGACCAGAAGAAGTATCACTGCAAAAAGATAGAAATGATTTTTTAGAATTAAGAGATGAGCAAAAGTTTATCTTTACATCTAATTTAAAATATCAAACTATGTTAGATAGTGTGCAAGGTAGAGGACCGTGTTTAGCATTTCTACCATTTGTATCACTACCTGAAATAGAAGGTTGTGTTGTAACTTGGGATTTTATGGAAACAATACACAGTAGAAGTTATACATACATTATAAAAAACTTATACCCAAACCCTAGTGATGTTTTTGATACAATCATAGAAGATGAGAAGATAGAACGTAGAGCAAAATCAGTTACTCAAACTTATGATGATTTAATAAAAATGGGTTATCAATGGTCAGTAACACCTGATAAAGTTGATATGTATGAATTGAAGAAAAGATTATGGTTAGCATTAGTAACTGTTAACATACTTGAGGGTTTAAGATTTTATGTATCTTTTGCTTGTTCATTTGCATTTGGTGAACTTAAAAAGTTAGAGGGTTCAGCAAAGATAATATCATTTATCGCAAGAGATGAAAGTCAACACTTTGCCATGTCACAGAATATAATTAATAATTATAGAGAACGTGAAAATGATAAAGTTATGAATCAAGTTATCAAAGATACAGAACAACAAGTGTATCAAATGTTTGATGACGCAGTATCAGAGGAGAAAAGGTGGGCAACATATCTATTTTCACAAGGAAGTATGATTGGATTGTCAGAAAAACTGTTACACCAGTTTGTAGAACATATGGCAAACCGAAGAATGAAGGCGATACGTCTAACGCCGAAGTACGAACAAAAGTCAAACCCATTACCGTGGATAACTCATTGGTTAAGTAGTAGAGGTTTACAGAACGCACCACAAGAAACAGAGATAGAGTCTTATGTTATTGGAGGAATAAAACAAGATGTTAAAAAAGACCAATTCAAACAGTTTAAGTTATGATAAAAACAATTAAGTGTTATAACTGCAATACAAATATGAGAATAGGTTGGGATGAAACTAAAGATATTCTTCCTATATTATGTCCTTTCTGTGGACACGAATTTGATGATGAAGAAAATGACTATGAGGAACTAGATGAAGAAGATAATTGGGATTGACTATTCATTAAATAGTCCTGCGTTATGTATATCTAAATCAAATGACATAGGTGTAGGTATTAAAGATTGTGAGTTTCATTTTCTAACTGCTAAAAAAAAGTATCTAGGAAAAGTTGCCTCAAAAGTGTATGGTCACGAGTACCCTAAATACTATAGTGATAACATTCAAAGATTTGATTTAATCTCTGAATGGGTATTGAGTTTTATTAAAAGTGATACTATGGTTTTTATAGAAGGTTATTCATTCGGGTCAAAAGGACAAGGTCTATTTCAAATAGCAGAGAACTGTGGTATCTTAAAACACAAACTGATGCTCAATAAAAAATCTAACTATTCTACAATCGTTCCTAGTGTAGTTAAGAAAAGAGCAACGACAAAAGGGAACGCAAACAAAGAATTAATGTATGAACAATTTATGAAAGACGGTGGAGAAGATTTAGTATCTCAATTAGGTATGAATAAATTATCAAATCCTGTAACTGACATTGTTGATTCATATTACATAATGAGGACAGGAAATGAAGATTGGTATTGTAACTAGTTTTAATAAAAGACTTTACGAATATTACGCACATAGATTTTTAAAATCTTATAATTGGCCATTTGACCTATTCATTTATCACGAAGGGTGGATACCTGAAGATTTTGCAATTAGAGATAACATTTATTACAGAAATATTCATAATGGTAAAGTTGGTGAGAAGTTAGAAAAATTTCATGCGAAAGCAAGTGAATTTAATGTTGATAGTGTAGAAAAAGGTAGACCTGATAAAATTATTCATGGCACAAATTATAAAAAAGATGCAGTAAGATTTAGTTATAAGGTATTTGCAAAATGTGATGCTATGATGGCACCTAGACATTCATATGATTATATGTTTTGGATTGATGCTGATGTTATATTCAAAAAGAACATAACTGAAAAAGAAGTTATAGAAAAATTTTTACCAAGAAAATATGCGATATCTTTCATACATAGACCAACTTATTATAGTGAATGTGGTTTTGTAGGTTACAATTTAAAAAATCCTGACACTAGAATATTTGTTAAAAAATTAGAAGAATACTACACATCACTAAATTTATTAAAAGAAAAAGAATGGCACGACAGTTATATTTTTGATGTCGTTAGAAAGAAAATTTTATATAACACACCACAATTTAATTTATCACCTAAAATTAGAAAAGTAGGTAATCCTTGGCCAGATACACCTATGGCAGAATATATGGACCATCTAAAAGGTAAAGCAAGAAAAGATGCAGGAGAAATGTTAAAATGAAAGCAGGAAAAATTTGGGGACAAACAGAACTCATTCACGCAAATGGAGTTCTTGAGTTTCATAGAATAGAATTTAAAAAAGACGTATCGTGTTCTAAGCACAAACACAAATTTAAATGGAATGGGTTCTTTGTTGAATCTGGTAAGATGATTGTAAGAGTTTGGAAAAATGATTATGATTTAGTAGATGAAACAATATTAGGACCTGGTGATTTCACACAAGTAAAACCGAACGAGTATCATCAGTTCATAGGTTTAGAAGATGGTGTTGCATTTGAATTATATTGGGCAGAGTTTGACCACGGTGATATAGAAAGAGAAACAGTCGGCAGTAAAGTATGATTAATGTTTTTATAGGTTATGATACAAAAGAAAAAGTATCATTTAGTGTGTTATCATATAGTATATTAAAGAATAGCACACAACCTGTATCTATTACACCTATCTATCTTGATAATATAAAAGATGATTTTGTTAGAGAACGAAATAATTTATCATCTACAGAATTTTCATTTAGTAGATTCATCACACCACACTTAATGAACTATCAAGGTTGGGCATTGTTTATGGATTGTGATATGTTAATGAAAGCAGACATTAATGAACTGTGGAGATTAAGAGATGATAGATATGCAGTGCAAGTTTGTAAACACGATTACACACCAAAGAGTACAATAAAATTTCTAAATCAGAAACAAACAGTTTATCCTAAAAAGAACTGGTCAAGTTTTATGTTAATGAATTGTAAGAAGTGTACTGCACTAACACCTAATTATGTAAACAGAGCAAGTGGTTTAGAGTTGCATCAATTCAAATGGTTAGAGAGTGATAATCTCATAGGTGATTTACCACTAGAGTGGAACTGGTTAGCAGGTGAATATGAAAAAAAAGATAATGTCAAGAATATTCATTTTACAGAGGGTGGTCCTTGGTTTAATGAATACGAAGATGGTGATTATTCAGCAGACTGGTTTAAATATTATGGTGAAACAACACAAATAGATATGGAGTGATAATGAGAGATTTGTGTGTATATTATGCAACAACAGTGAAGTATGGTTTTAAAATGGAACTGATGGAGGCGTTTGCTAAACCATTAGAAGATGAAGGTATTCACGTCATACATCATAAAGGTGCTGATGGTTTCGAGGTAAAGAATACATCACACGCCTTGATATTCAATTATCAAAGAGTTGCATCAATTAAAGAAAAATTAAAAGATAGATTACAATTAAGAGTAAATGTTTGGAACAAATATAAAGACAGTGGTAAGATATGGATGTTTGATAATGATGTATTAAATGGTGTTGACTCACATTTAAATCACAATTATGAATACGATATAAAAAATTCTTATGTCAGAGTTGCTTATGGTGATGTTTATCCTGGTAAGGCAAAATACTTCAATGAAAACTGTCCATCAGATAGGTGGAACGAGATGGCAAAAATTAAAGGTATAGAATTAAAAGATTATGATTTGCGTGGTGATTATATTTACATCTGTTGTAACAGAGGTTCTAGTGGTTACTCTGGTTTAGGTGTTAACGCCGCCCAATGGTCAATAGAAACTGTAGAAGAGTTAAGAAAACACACTGATAGACCCATTATCATAAGACAACATTCATCACGGTCTTATATGGAACACAAAACTGATTATAAAAGATTAAAAGAATATTGTGAAACTGCTAAAAATGTATCATTACATTCACCTCTTGATGAATTTCCTAACTTAATTAAAGCAATTAGAAAGTCATACGCAGTTGTAATATTTACATCAACTGCTGGTGGTCCTGCAATCACTGAAGGTAAACCATTATTCATCACTAATAAGAGATGCTACTTTTTACCTATGAGAGCAGGTCGTTTATCAAACATTGAAAATCCTAATATAAGTATAGACAGACAACAGTTTTTAAATAATCTAGGATACTCACATTGGAGATTACCAGATTTAAAGAGTGGTGAATATTGGAGGAGAGTTAAAGATGTCATATAGATGTGTTGATTGGTCAAAAGAAAAAGCAGACGAAAGAGTTAGAAAAGGTAAAAATGCAATAGACCCATATATTCATGGTTTTTCTAAGGGTTGTGAAGGTAATTATATAAATGATGATGACTTTAATACTGATGATAAGACACCTTGTGTGTTTCGTGGTTTAGGTAAATCACCTATGATATGGGATTGTATAGAAAACAACATAGACTATCTTTATATAGACACAGGTTATTTTGGTAATCAAAATACAAAGCAATGGCATAGAATAGCATACAATAACTTACAAACTCTAAATCATTTATCAAAAGAAGAAATTGAAGATAGATTATCAACAGAGTTTTCATCATTAGAAATTTACAATGTAAGGACTATGCGAAGAGATATTGTAAGGTGGGATATAAAAGAAAGAGAGTATCACGACAATAAAAGCATATTGATAGTACCACCAAGTCAAAAAGTTTTTAATCATTTTGGGGGTGTAGCACAAAAATATACAGAGCAATTGATTGAAAAAATTAAAAATTTAACAAATAGAAAAATAGAAATTAGAGCAAAATTATCAAGGTCAGAGAGAATTGATTATTCTTTACAAGACCAACTAAGAGAGGGTAAATATCATTGCATTGTAACATACAATAGCATAGCATCATTAGAGTCAATAACAGTGGGTGTGCCTGCTATAACTTTAGGACCTAACGCAGGAGCATATTTAAGTGAAACAAATCTTGAAAATATAGAAAAACCATATTGGGCAGGTGCAGAAAAGATATTTAATCACATAGATTATTTAAAGTGGTGTCAGTTTACAGGCACTGAGATGAAAACTGATTATGCTCACAGAATAATAAAATGTTTACAAGGTGACGTAAAACCATACAAAGAAAAGATAGCAGACGAATATAATGTTTAAATTTTATAATCATTCAACATTTTTAATTGACGATATTTTAGTTGACCCTTGGTTCAAAGGTGAAATATTTCTAAATGGGTGGAACTTATTAAAAGAAATAGATTATGACATAAACAGAATAAGGTTTGATTATATTTTCATATCTCACGAACATCCTGACCATTTTCACATACCCACTTTAAAATCTATTTCTAATCCAGAAACAAAAACTGTGATTTTTCACAAAACAATGGACGGTAAAGTTTTAGAGTTCGTAAAAAAATTAGGATTTAAAACATTAGAATGTGAAAGTTCTCAATACTATAAATTAAATTATGGTGACATAAGAGTTGAGTCAAGTGGTTTTGATAGTTTTTTTGTGTATAAAACAAAAACTAAAACTTATGTTAATTTAAATGACTATCAAGTTACTGATGAAAAAGATTTACAAAAATTGCAACTTAAAAAAGTTGATTACTTGTTCTCTCAATTTTCTTATGCAAATTGGGCAGGTAATAAAGGTGATGAGAATATGCCAAAGAAAGCACAGAGTATTATATATGATAGATTATCAACTCAATTTAAAGTATTGAAACCTGAAGTTTGGATACCTTGTGCATCATTCGTTTATTTCTCTCACCATGAAAATTTTTATATGAATCAATACACACCAAACATACATGATGTCAAAAGATTTGCTGAAAGTAAAAATATTAAATGTTTCTTTCCACATCCTGATATGACTTATGAAGAGAGAATGTCAGACACAAATGCTCAATATTGGGCGACAATGAAAAAGATGATAAATCCTAAACATAAAAATAACGTGCAACCTTTACAAGAAGTAAAATCATCATTTTTAGAAATGTGTGATGAGATACACAATAAAAATGATATGTCATTATTTGATGCTGAAGAAACGTATATAAGTGTGCCTGATTGGGGTAACGTTATAAAGTATGATATAAAGAATATAACTTTTGAAATTGTTTCACAACTAGAAAATGATATTTCAATGTCTAGTGAGTGTTTATATTTCTTAATTAAAAATAAATGGGGTAGAGGTACTGTTCTAATTAGTGGTAGGTGTCAGATTAATTATGACAGAGTAAATAACTTTTTCAATCAAACAAATTTATGGTACTATAATAACATAGGTAAATATCTAGGTAAAAATTTAATGCTAAATGAAATAGTCAATCAAGATAATTTTTATCAAAGATTGATAGGTGACTTATAATGGCAATAGATAAGTATTTTTTAAAATCAGCAGTGAGAACTTTTAGAAGAATAAAAAAAGAAGAAAGAATTAAAGTAGCAACTTTAGGTTATCCTGACTTGATGGTATCAGAAACTGATTTAAAAAATGTAGGTATTAATCTTGAGAAATTAGATGTCAGAGAAAGATTTGTTGACACAAGTTTACACAAAAAGTTAAGAGCAAAATTAGAGGCAGATGGCACTAAACATCTATACACAACAGAAAGTTTCTTTAATCAGTTTAATATGGATATAGATGTGTTTGATATATACTCACATTTAGGTGTTGAGAAAATAATGGATTTAAATGAACCACTACCTTATGAGTATAAAGAGAAATATGATTTAATATTTGACGTAGGTACTTTAGAACATTGTTTCAACGTAGGTCAAGCATTCAAAAATATTATGGAGATGACAAAGTTAGGTGGCACTATATTTATGGCGGCACCTGCATCAAAGATTAATCACGGTTTCTGGAACTTCTGTCCTACTGCGTACACAGATATTTTTCATCAAAATGGTTGGCAGGTTACAGACTTGATAGGTGTTAAAGGAACTAGAAGAGAAGTTGAAGATAACTTAGATTTCTTTATACCTGACCCACTTAATAGAAAATCATATCCTAGTAAACCTGAAGAAGTGATTATAATATGTGTTGCACAAAAACAAGAGTATATGAGATTTCAATACCCTTTACAAATGAAGTATGCAGGAGATAGAAAAGATAAAACATTATTTGAAATGTTACAAAGAAAATACGAAAAAACAAAAAAGACAACAGTGTTAGATGGTAATGAAACAAATGAATTCAAAAATAAGTAAAGTCGTAGATAATATTGTTGGTGAAAATTTAATCTATATAGAACCCATAAATATGTACGGTGCGATAATAGGTGATAATGTTTTTATTGGTCCATTTTGTGAGATACAAAAAGATGTTATCATAGGTTGTAATGTGAGAATACAATCACATAGTTTTATATGTGAGAAAACTTATATAGGTGACGACACTTTTATAGCACACGGTGTGATGTTTACAAACGATAAATTTGCTGATGGTAAATTAAGTAAAGATTATTTACCCACATATATAGGTCAAAGATGTAGAATTGGTTCAAACGTTACATTACTACCTGTTAAGATATGTGATGATGTAACAATAGGTGCTGGTTCTGTTGTTACAAAAGATATAAATGAACCAGGAATATATGCAGGTAATCCAGCAAGGAGGATAAAATGAAAATATTAGATTACTTAGTAATGTTTATATGTGCAATGCTAATTGTAAATGCTTTACAGTCAAAAATTATTGATATAGAGGTTGAGGGTTTAGTATGTGATTTTTGTGCCCAATCAATAGAAAAAGTTTTTATGAAACAACCTGGCGTAGCAGTTGTATATGTAAATTTAGATAGAGGTAATGTTCATATAAAAATGGCAGATGTATTTGAAAAAGATGAAGATGGTATCTCAGACATTAGAATAAGAAAATTATTTGAAGATGCTGGATATAATGTAATTAATATAACAAGGAAATAAAATGATAGCATTGGTGGGGTATGGTTATTGGGGTAAAAATCTAGCAAGAGTTTTTAGAGATGAATTAAAGTTTATCGTTGATAAAAATGATGCTAATTTGAGTAAAGCAAAATATGATTATGGAGGTAGTGTAAATTATGAAAATAATTTAGCAAATGTTTTAGAGTATAATAAAGACATAAAAGCAGTATTAATAGCAACACCACCAGAAAGTCATTTAGATTTAGCAAAGTTATCAATATACTATAATAGACACGTCTGGATAGAAAAACCTATATGTCAATCATATGAAGAAACTTTAGAATTAGAAAGATATTTGTTCGAACAAAATAGTAAACTAAGAGTTTTTGTTGACCATACTTTTTTATTTCACCCTGCGGTGCGTGAGATGTCGAGAGTTGATATTGGTGACCCTTTATATTATGATAGTCATAGAATTAGTTTAGGTAAGTTTCAAAAAGATGTTGATGTAGTAAAAGACTTAGCAATACACGATTTAGCAATAATAAAACATTTATATCCTCTTGCTAGTTTAACAAGAAAGAGTATAACAAAACATAGTCATATTAATGAAATGCATAATCAAGCAATATTATGTTTTGAATTTGAGATAGGTGGTATAGAAAAGAAAAGATTTACTGCTACGATAAATTGTAATTGGGTAAGTCCAGTTAAAAAAAGAGAGATAATCTTGACAGGCACAAAAAAATCTGTTATATATGATGATATTGATGTAAACAAAATTAAAGTTTATGATACAGGTGATATAGGTGAAGACTATAATATCAATCAATTAGGTGATATGATTAGTCCAAAATTAGATACTACAGAGGCATTATTAAACGCAAAGAGAAACTTTCTTGAAGGTATTAATAACGAATGTAAACCTATGATGTCTGATTTAAACTTTGCTAAAGATTTGATGAAATGGATAGACATTGAATGATACCATATTATGATATGAATGAAATTCATAAACCTCTCAAAGAAGAGTTTATGAGTGAAGTAAAAGAGTTATTAGATACAAGTAACTTTGTATTTGGCACAGATAAATTTGAAGAAGAGTTTGCAGAATTTACAGGTGCAAAATATTGTGTGGGTGTAAACAGTGGCACCTCAGCATTAATACTTGCTCTATTTACCTGTGATGTTCGACCAGGTGATAAAGTCAAAACAGTATCACATACATTTACTGCTACAGTTACAAGCATAAAACAATTAGGTGCTACACACGAATTTGTAGACATAAATGAAAAGACGTATTGTATGAATCCTGATTTACTAGATGTGAGTGACTATAACACAAAAGTAATATTACCAGTTCATATGTATGGTAATGCTTGTGATATGCCAAGTATAATTAGTAAAAAATCAATTAACACAAATATCATAGAGGACTGTTCACAAGCACACGGCACAAGAATTAATGGTCAACACGTTGGTACTTTTGGTAAAGCAGGTACGTTTAGTTTTTATCCAGGAAAAGGTATTGGTGCTTTTGGTGATGCTGGTTGTATCATAACTAATGATGAGGGTTTAGCAAAAGAACTAAAAGAGCAAAGAAGTTGGAAAGAGAATGATGTGGGTTTTAATTTTAGAATGGCAAACATTAATGCTAGATTTTTAAGTCTAAAATTAAAATATTATCCTGAAGTGTTGAAAGTAAAAAAAGAGATTGCGAAATATTATGATGAGCATTTAAATTATTGCCACGTTGATAAAGGTGTTGAACATAGTTATCATATATATCCAATACTGCACAGAGATAGAGAAAATTTAATTAGAAGATGTAATGATGAGATGCAATTAAAAAAACACTATGATAAACCTGTACACCAAAATCCTGCATTTCATTTTAGAGGTAATATGTATGATAGCAGTAAGAACGAAAAATTTACAGATTTTGATTTACCTGTAACAGATAAAATTTCTAAATTACAAGTTAGTGTGCCTATATATCCAGGTCTAAATAAAGAAGAAGTGATTGATATTTTGCAAAAACATTGGAGTAATGGTAATGGTTTATCTAGTTCCGTTTTATAAAAACGCATCATTTAAAATAAAAGAGGCACCAGAGATAATTGATTTTGTTAAAAACAAGAGATATGATTATCATAAATTTTTAAATTGTTTAAATGAATCATTTTACAGATACAATCCTGATGGTAAATTAATACTGTCTACAGACAGACACACAAAACCATTAGGTTATGAAGGTCATTATTATAGACAAGACACTGACGAAAAAACTATTATACAATCTAAAGTTTACAATGAAACTAGATTTATTTGTGATGACAATGGATATAATGAGAATATAATTATGTGTGGTACTGACCATCTCATCAATAGAAATTTAGATAAGATGTTTTTAAATCAAGACTTTGATATTAAGATACCTATAAGAAAAGGTAAACGTGTTAACAATGCTATGATAGTTGTAAAAAAAGTAACAGATAATGTCAAAAGATTTTTTGAATATCGTTATGAGAGATTTATACAAAAAAATAAAGACCCACATTGGGATTGGTATGGCGACCAAAGAACATATGACAATATTTTAAGAGAAGAATTGAATTTACTACCAGTTCGTGACCCACCTAAAAAGTATAGTTACAAATTAGGTTCATACATAGTTAGAGGTTGTAAAATAAAACTAATTGAATATGGTGGTGATGAGTGTGGCAGTTTTGATATATACCCACACCATAGAAGAGGATTTGACGATAATACTTTCTTCTATGATTTTAAAGGTAAAAGAAAAGCATATTTTTTCACATCATACATAAAAGAAAGGAGTAACTATGAATACAAAAAAAAATATAAAAATATATGAAAGAAATCCTGATACAGGTGAAATAAGAGAAAGAGATTTTGGTGATTACACAGGAGAGTCAGTTAAAATTTACAAAGAGCAAAAACCTGAAGATTTTGGTACAGGTAAAATGATACCCACTTACTCTCCTGATGCACCTTGGATAGATGAGAGAGTTAATGAAAATAAAAGTGGACAACTTTTGAATGAGAGTGAAAATGATGAACAAGAAAATAGGCAATTATCTTTTCCCTTCGAGTGATACACACTTTGAGAGGTGGATACTTAACGGTGAGTATCAAGCAAAACAAAGAGATGCAATCTTTCAGTTTATGGAAGGTAAAAGAGAAATAGAATATATTGTTGACGTAGGTGGTCATGTGGGGTTGTGGTCACGACCTATGATGCACAGAGCAAATACAAAATATATATGGGCATTTGAACCTAATCAGGCAGTCAGAGAATGTTATGTTTTAAATATGGGTGGGTTTGATAATTATTCAGTTTATCCTTTTGCATTAGGTCACAAAAATACAACAGGACATTTGAATATAGAGAATGATAATTCAGGTAACACAAACGTTCACCCTACTAGAAAAGGTAATACAGAGATTAGAACTTTAGATAGTTTTAACTTAAAACAAGTTGATTATATTAAAGTAGATGCAGAGGGTTATGAATATAATATTGTACAAGGTGCAAAAGAAACAATACAAAGATGCAGACCTTTTGTTCATCTAGAAATGAAATCAAAAAGAATGCGACATTCAGCAGATGATTATACAAAGTTATTAAGTAAAGTAAATTATAAAGAAGTTTTTAGAATTGGTGCAGAGGTATTATATGATTATAACACATAAGTTATCTTGGGATAAATGTCTATCTCATAAGATATTTCCATTGATAGAAAAGGGTTGGACAGATAACGATAGAAAGATACATTTCTTTTGGGGATTAGCAGGTAAAAATATTAGAGAGATTGCAGAATGTGAAGAGAAAAAAGAAGAATGGTATTATGTTGACATAGGATATATTACTGATGAGATAACTAGATATCCTGTTCCTGAAATAACTAAACCTGACACCACCTATTTTAGAATAGTCAAGGGTGGTCTACACACAATCAGAGGTAAAGTAGGTGATGGTGCTAGATTAAAAAGATTACAAGCAGAGGGACTTGACGCAGAGTTCAAAGGATGGTATACTGGTGATACAAAACACGTTTTAGTTTGTCCATCATCACCAACAGTTACTAGACAGTTAAATAATATGACGCAAGAAGATTGGGTGACTGAAGTTAAGATGGAGTTAGCAAAACATACTGACAGAGAAATAATAGTGAGAAATAAACCTAGACCAGGTAATGAATGGTGGGGAACTAATATAAGAGAACAATTGAAAGATTGTCATTGTTTAGTAACAAATATGAGCATAGCATCTGTAGACGCAATATTAAATAGAGTACCTGTGATAACAGACGGTAGAAACGTTGCGTGGGCAGTTGCATCAAGAGATGCTAAGTATATTGAAAAACCTTTTAGACCAGGTAAAAAAACTGTAAATGAGTGGTTGAAGTTTATCACAGAACAACAGTTTACAATGAATGAAATCGAAGACGGTACGGCATATAAATTATTAAAAAATCAAGGAGTGACTGAATGAGTGCTAAAGAAAAATATAATCCCATAGATTATCAATTAAGTGTTGCTAAAAATATGATAAGTGATTTACAATCATTTATACAAAAGTATCAAGGTAAAGCATATATGTTAGGTGATTCTGTTTATTTTGAAAGCAGAGAACAGATGGACACTAGTAAATTTAAATTAAATCAAATAATTGAACAATTACAAAGAGTGAAAAGTGATTTAAGATGATTAATTTTTGTTGTGTGTTATACGGCGATAAGTATGACAAAAAATATGTACAGAATTTATATAATATGGTTCAAAGACATTTAAGTGTACCATATAAATTTTATTGTTTTACAGACCATTTAAGACTAGACAAAGTATTAGAAGGTGATATAATAGTAAAACAGTTTCCGTTTGCAGATATGCAAGGTTGGTGGAACAAAATGCAATTATTTCACCCAGATAATGGTTTATCAGGTGTAAATTTGTATCTAGATTTAGACGTTGTTATATTAAGAAATATAGATTGTTTTGCTAAATTTAGCAGTGAAAAAGACTTTAGCATAACAACAGACTTTAATGGTAGAAAGATTTGGTATAACTCAAGTATTATGAAGTGGCACAGTGAAACAATGCGTCCTATAATATGGGATGAATTTGTAAAGAAAAGACAGTATTGGTATACACTTCAAGGTGACCAGAATGCTATTACAGAGTTGTTAAGACAAAATAAGAAATATAGTCACGAAAATGTTAAACCTTTTCCTGATGAGTGGTCTTTTTCTTATAAGTGGCACGATAGAGAAAACCCTAGATTTGGTAAAAATTTATGGACATTTGAACAAAATCCTAATGGAAAGATAGCAGTCTTTCATGGATACCCTAAACCTCACGAATCAGAGGAGAAATGGGTCATAGATAATTGGAGATAATATGAGAAGTGGTATATTAAAGTTATTAAAAGAAATAGATAGAAAAATAGATGAAAAAAACGAAAAGATTGACAAATTGACATTTGAAGTTGAATGTATGACACTAGCATTTATAGAACACTATAATTTAAATAAGATGATGGTGCATACAAAAGAGGTCAAATTAAAGTCTGCTGAAGAAAAAAAGAAACAATTAGAGAAAAAAATGTCTTGACTTTTTTGTAGTATCTGCTATTATAATAGTATGAGTGATTCGTTAACAATAAAAGAAAGGAAAAATAATGGATACTATGTATAATAATGACGATATTTACAGTTTATTAAATGAAGAAATTGGTGTAGACCAAGATAAAATTAAGGTCAACGTAGATAAAATTGACGGTCAAATGTCAATTCTAGTTGATACTTTGAAGAAAATGCAAGTTCAACTGAACATTCTTCAGACTGATAATAAGACACTTCAAGCAGAAAATACTGCTATTATGAAGAAGTTAGATTCAATTGAACAAGATATTTTATTAACCTAATTGAGAGGACACTATGGACTATTCTAAACAATTCAATAAACACAGAACTGAACACTTTGCTAGACTAATACAAAGCATTGATTTAAAGTCTTTTAAAAGTCAAGAAGACTATGAAAAGACCATAGAAAATGTGTATATGACTATGTTTAGACACAATATAGAAGGTCAATTTGTATATGAAAACCCTAATCCTAACGCACCTGAAGACGAGAGTTGGTTAGTAGGTGAAACCTATGATGATGACGATAGAAAAAAAACACTTGACATTATACACAATATAGAGTAATATTATAATATAAACAATAAATGATTCGAAAGGACTAAATATGACACTAACAAATGAACAAATAATCGATTTAGAAAATCAAGCATTCTCTGTATATCAAGATTTACAGGCAACTCTAGCAGGACAATCAATGTCTGATGTAGATACCCTAGAAGATAACTTCAACACTATTGCAGATGAACTTAACACTAGTTCAGAAGACCTCTGGGATAAGATGGAATGCTATTATGACCAATATATAAATAGATAGGAGTATAAATGGGTATGATGGATGACGCCTGGCGTGAGTCTGTGAGGAGTAAGAAAGTGAAAGAAGAAGAAAAAATATTTGATGACTTGTATCTAGCAGAGGTAAAAGGTAGAACTAGAACATCTGATGGTGATTTTACCACTGTAGGTAATCAAGATTTACAAGAGATAAAACAAATTCTAAAACATCTCATAGAGAAACTTGACAAGATTTCAGGAATGAGATAGACTTATATTATATTATGAAAAAATTGACAAAAAAACAAAGATTACAAAAAGCACAGAATGAACATAGAAAGTTTTTACTATCTATGGGTCTGAACATTAACACTAGAAATAGAGTTATTATCAAACAAAGATTAGGAACACCGTTTCCTGACTTATCAACAGTAGAACATTATAAATTAAGTAACAATATATCAGGTATAGGTAGAAAGAAGTGGTCACCTAGTGAACCTTACATACCGAAAGGTAAGACTGTAGGTATAGGTTATAATAAAGGTACGTATCAATTAGTAGATGGTTCTGATATTAAAACAATGGGGAGAAAAGTATGAGTGATTTTAAAATAACAATGTCTGATTTTGATGATTGTTCTACTATAATTTGTATATCAGAAAAAGCAAAAGAATTTTGGAATATGAGAGAGTATTCTAAATATGTGGTTGTAGGTAATTCGAAGAATAACCTATATGTTATTAACAATTTAAATAAAAGGAAAATTTGTAATGAAATTCGTGAGAATGATATGGATTTTACTGACTAGTTTAGCATTAGTTAATTGTGCTAGTCGTTCAGAAATGGGTGCAGTCGTAGGTGGTGCATCTGCAACTGCTGGTTGTGTAAAATATGTGAGTGATAATCCTTATGTAGCAGGTGTATGTGCCATAGCAGGTGCATTTGTGGGTGCAGAGGCATTATATAATGATGATTATGATGTCCATAACGCACAGTTTGTAGACCACTTAAATCATGGCGGTTCTGATGTTGGTTACACAAACTGGTCTAATAGTGAAACTGGTAATTCAGGTACAATTAGAGTTACCAGAACTTACTTAAAAGGTCCTCTAAAATGTAAAGAGTATGACTCAACTGTAGATATTAATAAATCATTTCCTCTAATGGGTTATGGTGATAGTAGTCCTCATAGGGAAGTAACGTTTGGTAGAGTATGCCAAGCACCAGACGGGAGATGGTTTGATGACACAAAATAATTTATTAAAATTAATTATACTTGCACTTTTTATATTGTTAGGTATAATAGCGATTGTTAGAAAAGGTAATGCTGGTGATGATATTTTATATGGGTCAGTCGTGCCATACAATCAAAAGAATGTAGATGGTCAACACTGCATTGTAAAAACTATAACTAGACAAAAAGGTGATGTCATAGAGAGAGAAGAAGTTATGACTTGTGCTGATGGTAGAAAAAGACTAGACGGTCCTAGTTATTGGGATTTGTTTGCTGAATATTACTATAGAGATGTAAATCAACCTGAATATTGTAGATATTATAGTAGAGGTAGACACGCATTCAAATCACACGGAAAAACTTGTTTAACTGTAAATGGAAGGTGGGAAATTAAATGATTAAGAATATAATAATATTAGGTTTACTTGCGTGGGTAATTTATCTAACAGGTATATCTAATTTTTTTGATAGCATTAGAACTACTGTTGACAAAGTTCAAGAATTAGTAGATAATAAAGATAAAATTATAGACGAATTTGACATAAATGATAATGAAAGTGAGGAAGAATAATGAGATATATTATGTTAGTAGTGATAGGTTTACTTGGAGTGGGTTGCTCAAGCACAACTTATCAAATTAAAAGTGAGAGTGGTAAGGTAGTGAATACTGTACCTAGTTGGTTCATGGCAGATATAAAAGAATCGAAGGCGTGTGATTTATCAATGTGGACTAAAAAAGATAATAATAAAGTTTGCATATACGGTATGGGTACTGCCGTATCACCTAGTTTAGATTTAGCAATAGAGAAAGCAAAGATGAAAGCAAAAGCAGACCTCGCCGATTTAGTTAAGGGTGAGATGAACAAGCAGTCTAAACAATATGCAAAAGAAATTGGCACTAGTGTTAATAAAAAACAAGTTGCTAACGATTTTGAAACTGTAACTGTAAATGAGATTAAAGCAACAGTTGTTAAAGGTTATGAAATCTTTGAACAAGATGTAACATTAACAGTTAATGGTAACTATAGAGCATGGGTTGGTTTGAGATTACCTCTTGGCGAGTTTAATAAGTTATATGAGTATGATGCAGAACAAATATTAAATGCTTATAAAGTAGAAGATAAGTCAAAAGAGGCATATTCAAACCTTATGAAAGAAGGTTCGAATGAAGATAGAAATATTCAGTAAACCTGACTGCATCTATTGTGATAAATCCAAGACTCTACTAAAGGGTCTTGGATTGTCTTATGTCGAGAACAGTATTAATGATTACGATACTAAACAAGAGTTTTTAGAGGCGATAGGTAAACGTGTTAAAACTGTACCTCAAATTAAAATAAATAGTAAACTAGTAGGTGGTTATAATCAATTAGTTGAATACTTTGCTGATAAAGGTAAAGTAAATTTTAAAGGAGAGATTATAAATGAGTAAAGATAACGTGATACAATTTCCTAAAAGCAATATAAGAGAAGTTAAGATAAGAGATATTGCAAATGATATTGCAAATCAAATGATAAAAATAAAAGAACAAAGAGAACTAATAGACGAGCAAAAAAAATATATTATAGAAAGTATTTTAAATGACAAAAGATAATGTAATAGTTTTTCCTACTGATAGAATTAAGAACAAAGATAAAGTAATAGTAGATAAAAAACAAGTACAAGAACAATATACTAAAATAGAGCAACAACAAACAAGACAATTTGTTGAAACTGCCGTAGATGACATTGCGATTATGCTATGTAAATCATTTTTAGATTTACAGATTAGAACATCATCTGCCGTATTTACAAGAGATTTAGCATTACTGATTGATGTATTAAGAGGATTGATTTATAGAGATTTTGATATGAAGTATCCCTCACAAAAATTAGTTGATGAGATGGTTGCACTTTTTGATGATAAAAATTTAGGACCATCAGCAAAAATAGATTACACAAGAGTTTTAAAAAATGCTAAAAATAGCAGAAAGAAAAATGTTTTTAGCAAAGAGTTAAGTGCTGATTTAAAAGATATGAAAGACGGTGGCGACATAGGTTTTGACCCAGATTTTGATGTATAAATATCAGTATGAATTGAAGGAGAAATTATGGTAGATAACCGATTTAAAGTAGAACAACTAAACGAACAACCTAAACAGAACCCAAATCTCATTCCTAAAAAGAATATGGAGGCGTATGCTAGAACGGCAAATAAAAGTAGTAAAGCAACGTATCACGAGATATTTAAAAGAATTAATAACGCAAAAGACAAACCAAAGAAACTACAAATACTGCGTGATTATGATAGTGAACCTTTAAGAATGATAATGAAAGGTGCATTTGACCCTAGTATTAAATGGGATTTACCCACAGGCACACCACCATATAAAGCAAATGAGGCACCTTTAGGTACTCAACATACTTGGTTAGCAGATGAGTCAAAGAAGTTATGGCACTTTTTAGTAGGTGGTAATCCTGGTTTATCAAAGACACGAAAAGAAACTATGTTTATTCAAGTGTTAGAAAACTTATCAAAAGAAGAGGCGTTACTTCTAATAAATATTAAAGATAAGAAGTTAAATCGTGTTTATAAAGGTCTCACTGCTAATTTAGTAAAAGAGGCGTTTAATTGGAATGATAATTTTATGAGGAATGAAAATGCTTAAAAAGTCTGAATTAATTTTATTTACAATCGTTTTTATTGTAGTATCACTGTGGTCTTTACTTGCATTCGGTATCGATAAAGAGTTTAGAAAATGTGCTGGTTGTCATAAAATAGAAGAGGGTAAAAAAGGTGGTATGGGTCCTAATCTTTGGGGTGTTTTTGATAGCAAAGCAGGTCAAGTAGAGGGTTATAGATATTCTGATTACCTTAAAAATTCTGACATAGTGTGGGATAGAGAGTCACTTAAAGCATGGTTATCAGATAGAAAAACTAGAGTAGAATACTTTGGTAAAGATGTCAAAAATACTAAGATGATGTGGACAGGTATCAAAAAAGAAGAAGATATGACTACTATACTAGATTATTTAGAGAAAATGAAATGAACTTACCACTATTAATGACTTTTAATATACCTAATGATAAAATAAATTTAAATATGAAGGTGGTAGGAGTTCAAATTTGTGGG